GTTGCACCTATTTTTGAATCTGGTTTAGTTTACGCACCAGAAAAAAAGTTTGCAGATGAAATGATTGAAGAGTGTGCGTCATTTCCTTTTGGTAAAAATGATGACCTATGTGATACTATGACTCAAGCCTTAATGAGATTTAGAGAAGGAGGCTTAGTCTCTCTTGATGACGATTATACAGACAGAGAAAAAGCTCCAGTAAGGAGGGTATACTATTAAAATGTTATTAATATTTCTTACAGAATATGAAAATGAAGGTAAAACATTTTGTGGTCCGTGTATTATTTCAAAAAGTTGGGATAACGCAGAAAAAGAAGCAACACGTTTTAATCTCAAAATTGTGGGAACTTTAGTTGATGAATTTCCAAGCTCTATAATTGAGGTAGAAGAAAAAAGGGTACTACACTAATGGCAATAGAAAAAGATATAAATCCAACCGTTTTAAACGAAGAAAATAAAGTTCCTCTTGGCCAAGAAGATATGAGTATTGCTTTAGAAGCAATTAGAGAATCAGGAACCGAAGGTTTTGAAATGCAAGAAGATGGCAGCGCCATTCTTGGTGAGTCTATGGTAGAGGAGATAGAAACAGAGTTTGACAGTAATTTAGCAGAAGTTTTAGATCCGCAAGATCTTAGAGTAATCGCCAACGAGTTGATTGCTGGTATAGAAAAAGACAAAGCTTCTAGAGATGACTGGGAAAAAACTTATAAAGACGGTTTAGAATATCTTGGCATGCGGTTTGATGCAGAACGGTCAGAACCTTTTGAAGGTGCATCTGGAGTTATACATCCCTTGCTTGGAGAAGCTGTAACAACTTTTCAAGCGCAAGCTTACAAAGAACTATTGCCCTCCGGCGGTCCAGTCAAAACTCAAGTGATAGGCGCTTATGATTCGTTAATAGAAGAACAAGCTCAAAGAGTCAAAGAATTCATGAACTATCAAATAACTCATGTAATGGAAGAGTTTGATGAAGAGCTAGATCAAATGCTTTTCTATTTGCCGTTAGCAGGATCTTCTTTTAAAAAAGTTTATTATGATGAAGGTTTAGGACGAGCGGTATCAAAGTTTATTGCACCCGAAGATTTAATTGTTCCTTACTACACAACCGATTTAGAAACTTGTCCAAGAATTACAAACGTCATTAAGATTGCTGAGAATGAAGTTAGAAAACTTCAAGCTCTAGGATTTTACAGAAAAATAGATATAGAAAGTGGCGACAGCGCTGATGAGTACAGTGGCGTAAAAGAAGAGATAGATAAACTCTCAGGTATGGAACCGTCATACGATGATGGTGAAGTATCTTTGTTATACGAAGTTCACTGTAATTTAGAACTAGACGGCTTTGAAGATGTAGATGAAGAAGGCGAGCTAACAGGAATTAAACTACCTTATATCGTTACCATAGATGCTAACTCTAATGAAATATTATCTGTAAGAAGAAACTACAGAGAAGATGATGAGTTAAAAAACAAAATAGAATACTTTGTGCATTTTAAATTCTTACCAGGATTAGGTTTTTATGGGTTTGGTTTAACCCACATGATAGGTGGTTTATCCAAAGCTTCAACCTCAATTATGCGACAGTTGATTGATGCAGGTACTTTGGCTAACTTGCCTGCTGGTTTCAAAACCAGAGGCATTAGAATCAGAGACGAAGATACTCCAATTCAACCTGGCGAGTTTAGAGATGTTGATGCACCTGGAGGATCTTTAAGAGATTCAATCCAACCGTTACCTTTTAAAGAGCCTAGCGGAACGCTTCTTAGTTTATTAAATATTTTAGTTAACTCTGGTCAAAAATTTGCATCCATAGCAGAAATAAATACAGGTCAAGGCAATCCTAATGCTCCTGTAGGTACAACGCTTGCACTGTTAGAAAGATCTACCAAAGTATTATCAGCTATCCATAAACGCTTGCACAATTCACAAAAGAAAGAATTTAGAATTATGGCTAAAGTGTTTCAAGAATACTTACCGCAAGAATATCCGTATGCAGTAGCGAATAATGAAACCACCATTAAGTTATCTGATTTTGATGAAAAGGTAGACATCTTCCCAATCTCTAATCCAGATATATTTAGTCAGTCGCAAAGAATTGCTATGGCTCAAGAGATGATGCAATTGGTCCAATCTAATCCTCAAGTGCATGGGCCTAACGGTACTTATGAAGCTTACAAAAGAATGTATGCTGCAATAGGCGTAGATAATGTAGAACAAATACTAACGCCTCCTCCCCCAACGGATCCATTACCGATGGAGGCTGGTTTTGAGAATAATCAATTGTTGCTGGGTAATCCAGCGCAAGCATTCCCACAACAAAACCATGATGCGCATATTGCAGTACACATGGCTTTATTAAATACCCCTCCGGTGCAAATGAATGCTCAAGTGCAAGCTTTGATACATTCTCATATCATGCAACATCTACAAATGAAAGCTGACATTCTTGGTGAGCAACAAATGCCACCAGAAGTTATGCAACAGTTCCAACAACTACAACAACAAGCACAACAAGGTTCGCCCGAAGAAGCACAAAATTTATCTTTGCAAGCAGGAGACATACTGGCTCAATTTTCAGCTCCTATACTTGCTGAGTTGTTGGTTGAGTACAATCAAAAAGTTTCTGCGCCGCAAGACGAAGATCCGTTGGTTGCTATTAGAAAACAAGAACTTGCTCTAAAAGGTCAAGAACTCTCAATAGAACAACAGCAATTTGTAGCGGCAGAACAAAGAAAAATGCAAGAAGCTCAACAAAGAGTAAATGTTGATAGAGAAAGAATTGGTGCGCAAGAAGACATAGCAGAGTTACGAGATGAGACTGCAAGAGCTAGATTGGAACAACAAGCTAGATTTAAATTATTGGATCAAAGGAACAAACAACAATAGTGCCTAAGTCTTGGACCAAAGAAAATATTATCCGCACAAAGAAAAAAACCTCTATCGGTAACAGTCGTTTGAGTAATGGTGCAGGCACCAATAAAAACCAAAGAAGAAAAAAATATAGAGGGCAAGGAAAATAAAAACTTGCAAAAAATTTATTTAACCAAGATAATAAAACAAATGATTAAAAGAACTGAGATATCACAACAAAAAACTCCTACTGTAACTAAGAACAAAGCCAGTTACAGTAACAAAGGTTCTGCTCCTCTTAAAACAGATGCAGGAACTTTTGATGCTAATACCAAACCTAAACCTGGAATGGGTAAAGGAAAAGCTAGAGGCATGGGCGCTGCTGAATACGGCGGCAAGTTTTCTGGCATTTATTAAGTGTCGGTAGTTTGGATAGGCCAAAAATTTTTAAAAGAAATTGAGGCCCAAAAAGAAAGTGTAAAGGATGTTATTTTAGCTGGGGCTAAAGACTTTGCACAATATCAGTATCTGTGTGGACGTTACAGTTCCCTCGTTGACGCAGAAAATTCATTTAGGGAACTGCTAGGAAAAATAGAAGAAGATGCCGAAGATACACGTCCCTGACCATGTTGCTCAAGCAATAGAAGAAGAAAACCTCCAAAAAGAAGAAACTAAGCCAAAAGAAGAAAAAACTTCCCCTGTAGAAGAGAATACGGCTTATGTTGATCAAGCGGCAAGAGTATTAGATCCTACGCTTTTAGACAAATCAATCTTAGAAAGAATGCCACAACCTACTGGATGGAGAATGCTTATTCTTCCATACAAAGGCAAGGCAGTAACAGAAGGTGGAATCCACTTAGTACAATCAACCGTTGATAGAGAGTCTCTAGCTACAGTTGTAGGGTATGTTGTTAAAATGGGTCCTGATTGCTACAAAGACTCTAGCAAGTTTGCTAAGCCTTGGTGTCAGGAAAAACAATGGGTATTAATCGGCAGATATGCTGGCGCTCGCTTTAGACTTGGAGATGAGTCTGAATGTAGAATCATTAACGATGATGAAGTGATAGCCACTATTTTAGATCCTGATGATATTCTTGCAGTATAAGGAGAAAATATGAGCGAAGAAGCAAAAAAAGAAGAAGCAATAGTTGATGAGGGTGAGGTTGTTGAAGTAGATTTACCGGAAGAAAAAAGTACCGGTAAAATAGCTGACATAGTCCCAGCCGAAGAGGAATCTGATACAGAGGCTGAACAAGCAATTGAAGATGTTTCAGAAGAGCCAGAAGAAAAATCAGCTGAAGAACTAGAAGATTATTCTAAAAGCGTTCAAAAGAGAATAAATAATCTTACAAGAAAGCTTAGAGAAGCAGAAAGAGGACAAGAATCTGCTTATGAGTATGCAAAAAGAATCTCAGAAGAGAATCAACATTTAAAAACAAGGTCTTCTACTTTAGATAGATCTTATTTACAAGAAGCAGAAAGCAGACTTAAATCTCAAAAAGCACAAGCCTTATCAGCACTAAAAAGTGCGCATGAAGTAGCAGATTACGAAAAAGTAGCTAAAGCTAATGATGTTCTTGCAAAAATTGCAGTAGAAGAAAATAAAGTTAACACTTCAAAAACTCAACTAGAGTATCAACAAAATGTTCAAGCCGAGCAACAAGCTAACTATCAAAATTATCCAGCTGCTCAAGCTCAACAAGAAGCACCCTTGCCACAATTGAAAAAAAGAGATCAGGATTGGGTAGAAAAAAACGAATGGTTTGGTGAAAATAAAGAAATGACTGAGTATGCTACTGAGATAATTCATGAGGATTTGATTGCAGAACGCTTTGACTTAGGATCAGAAGAGTATTATATTGAGGTGGATAGGCGAATTCGTAAAGAGTTCCCGCAGAAGTTTACAGAATCTTCTGTTAAATCTAAGCCTCAACAAAAGGTGGCTTCAGCTGGAAGAGTTGCTGGTAATCCAGGCTCTAACAAAAGACAGGTAAAATTGTCTCCATCCGAAGTTCAAATGGCTAAAAGATTAAACGTACCACTGGGTGAGTACGCAAAATACGTTAAAAGGTAAAACTATGACAGAAGATACAAAAGATTTAAACAGAACCCCACGTTCTGCCGACACTCGAGCTAAAAAAGTTGCTCGCAAACCATGGAGTCCACCATCAATGTTGGATACTCCTCCCGCACCTGAAGGTTATACCTACAGGTGGATCAGAGCTGAAATCGCAGGTAGCGAAGACAGAAAAAATGTAACTTCTAGGTTAAGAGAAGGTTTCGACCTTGTTAGAGCCGAAGAGTTAGATGGATTCGAGCTTCCTACTTTAGATGACGGTAAACATGCGGGAGTAGTTTCAGTTGGCGGTTTGCTGCTGGCTAAGATTCCTAACGAAACGCGCGAAGAAAGAAACTCCTACTTTGCAGATCGTGCGCACACTCAGCAAGACGCTGTAGATAATGATCTTTTAAGGGAATCAGATCCAAGCTCTCCGATGTTAAAACCAGAGAGATCAAGCAAAGTAACTTTTGGGGGTGGTCAACGTAGTTGATCATCACTTTTTTTAATTTTAAATAATATAGGTGACTTATTATGGCTAACAAAAATGCCCCATTTGGAGCAAGACTTGTAGGTAAATTAGGTTCTGGTGTTGCTAACGGTGGCATGACAGAATACGAAATTGCTTCCGGTGCTTCAGGGAATATTTTTTCAGGCGATTTAGTTAAGATGCTGAATACTGGTACTATTTTAGTAGCAGGTGCTGGCGATGAAGCGCTAGGTGTCTTTAGAGGGTGTAAGTTTACTAATAGCAGCGGTGACGTTGTATTTAGTTCTCACTTCCCTGATGGAACTGTATCGTCCGATATTGTAGCATTCGTAGAAGATGACCCTAATGCTGTATTTGAAATTCAGAGTGCCGGTTCTCCAGCGCAGACTGA